TCCTTAACAAGACTGTTATAGAGTACGCTGCGATATTGGATAACTCCCAAATAATAGACAAAGTAAAGTATTTTTCAACAAATGCAGTTCTGATGGCTCTAATTGAAGATATAAGACCTTTTAAGAAGGGTATGGCTATGCAGACGATAGAGACTGCCAAATTCATAGGCGAGCTTAAATACAGGCTTAAAAATGAATTACAGGTAGACTACTTGTTACTCCCAAGATTTGATGTAAAGAAATGGATATTTAGAACGGCAAATGGGGTGGCTGAACGTGTGATTAAGAAGATTGAGTATTTAGACGAACAAGGGGAAAGATTGAACCGGAAAAGATACCGACATAAAAAGACCGGAGAACTGTACAAGCCAACACTACATTATGTAGATGATAGGATGGTTATTGCAGCGATGAAGGAATATTGGAATATTAAAACACCAAAGCCCGGCAAAAGTAATGAGTTCGGATTGAAAACACACTCTTGGCAGGCTTTGGCTCTTGGAACTATGTATTTATCTACGCTGCGGGAAGAAATTCCTCCTTCCATTTGAGCAACAATTGGTCTGCATCGTTTTTTCTGCGCTTCAAAAACTTGAACTCATCCCATAATTCAAGTTTTTTGAACTGTATTTGCCTGTAATTACACCATTCAGGATATAATGGGTGGTACACGGCGAAATATCCTACGGCTGAATCGCAATTATCCATCTGGTCTAACGTCTGCCAAAAGTATTTCGGTTCCGTTTTTAGTAAATCGTATGGAGTTTTACATCTGTATAGCTTATTATACCTGTGAAATTTACGTGGGCATTTACCTTCCAATGTACTTACATTATATTCAAGTTGATTAGATGCTTCTCCATGCACCCAAATAGCATCTGGCGTACTTGAAAAGCGTGTGTTGGGTGCATGGATGAGTTTTTGAGTTACCAAGAATTGAATATTGTTCTTTTGATGAAATAACTCTATCATTTTTGGCTCATACATGTTTCCCCAAACTGTATTTTCGTCGTCTAACGGTATTTCTTCTTCAGAAACAACATGTCCAGTCATTTCTTCACCTAACTTTTGATCAATGTAAGTAAATGCGCCATCTCCAAATCCTTTTGGAGCCATCAAACAGTGAATTTTTGAACTTGTAAACTTTCCGCGCCTGCATTGCTGCCATTCATCAGTATAAATTTGCGCTTTTGATATGTTTTCTTTCTTTAACATGATTTACAGATAAATTTCTTTGTAAAATGTGATGCCGTTAAGTTTGATCTGTTCTTCTTGTGTCTTAAATAATCCTGCTTCGCGTTGTTCTTTCATAAACGCTTCGATAGCTTCATCATTCGTAACAACTTTTGTGAATTGCGGGAATTTCTTTTGAAGAAAAATGACATCATCAACTTTCCATTTCCATCTTGTAGTTTTGCCTTTAGTTACATTAAGTTCCGGTTGGCCAACTTGATCTTGCGAAATATTGATTGATTGCTCAAATGCTTTTTCTTGTAGCCTTATTGAGTTTTCTGCCAATTGTTCATTTATCAACTCAATCTTTTCTTTAAGACCGGATGCAGTGGTATCATCATTTGCTTTCAAAGCAGCCTCAAATTCTTCATTTGCTTTTTGTAACTCTTGAATCTTTCTTTTTTGAACTGTGATAGTTGTCTTTAATGCTTCGCATTTATCTACTAATTCCTGATAATATTCAGCATAGAAATTTTTCTTTGATTTCTCTGAACCAATACGCTTTTCTACTAAAATTATCTGGTCGTCCGTTGTTGCAGTTACGATATAGGTTGTGCAATTGTTTATAAAATCTCCCAGTGTTTTTACAATCAAATCTTTTCGGGCTTGCTCTTGCTTTGCCTGTGCGATTTCAAAAGCATTTGCTTCACGTGCGGTTTTTACTTGTGCCTTTAGTGAAGTAAGTGCGGCTAAAATTGGCTCTGTGATTTCTTTGTAAACCTCAAGGAATAAAGAATCTACTGTGTTAAATGGATTAGCTTCGGACTTTCGCCATATATCAAGTGCCTTAACAAATTTATCTGCTTCTTTAAATTCAGGATATTCGGTTTGCAAATTTTCTTTGGTAACCTGCATACCTGCTAATCCTTGCAACATCTTATTGTAGTTCCATCTAACTTTTTCTGTGTTAAACAGTGCTATTATTTGCTGCTTTGTTATCCTATCCGGCGCGGTGCTTCGCAATGCCGGAAGATTGTTTTTGTTTTCTTCTTTCATTTTTTTAATTTAATTGATTATTAATAATTGGACTGTTTAATTGTGATTCCAATAAATTGAGTAAATCCCAAAAATCATTTAATTCTTCGTCGGCATCAGAAGAATCTAAATGAATGCTTGCTGAATGTGTATAGTTTAAATCATTTTTATCGGCGTATATATAAAAATCTACTAACCAAAAACTTAAACTAAGGTGAACATCAACGGCTATTTCAAATGTTTCTTTTATTTTAATAGCCTTGCGAATTGTGTCAATTAATAATTGACTAATCTCTTTTGTCATACATAAAATGTTAAGCCCCATTAGTACCTGTTGCGTAACGTTCTCGGAAAGAGAAAGTATCAGGACTGCTGGGGCAGTTATAGAAATAATAAATTAAGTAAATGTGATTGTTCCTAAAACGTTACGCAATTCAAAAGTAGTAATAAATTTTAATACTCGTTATTAAACTGAATGATATTTTTTTACTTATTGAGTTTATAGAAAAACTCAATACCTTTTTCAATACCGTCCAGATAGGCGTCAGCCATATTTTGGCCATCAAAATTTTTTCTTTTTTCAAATTCTTCATTCATCATTACTTCTGCTGCTTTTTGTTTAACGTAGTCCCAAACTCTTTTTGGTGGATTTTCCAAAGTAAGAAGATTTTCCAAAGGGACTTCCATAGTTTCTTCAAATTCCTTTTGTAGTTCTTCATTAACTTGCTTAAGTGTGATTATTAATTGCATAATATTTATTTAAACCATTTTTTTAATCAATTCGGATTTTAAGTCATTTATAATTTCTTTATATAACCAAGCGTTTCCTTCGTCATTAATAATTTTTTTATAGTTGGTTCTGACATAGTATATTACCTTTTTGATATTGGCTATCATCAGTCTTTGATTTTTTACATGCCGGAACTTGAATGTCGCATTCCCTTTTCTTAAGAAAGATAGTAAAAACTCTTCTGGATATTGACTTCCTTTTGCTGCATTGCAATTTTTACAACATGGTTTAATATTTATTATACTATTGCACCCGCCGCGAACTTTAGGTATTAAATGCTCTTTAGTAGCATCGGATTCAGCCAAAAATATTCCGCAGTAACAACATTTGATAGATTTGCAAGTAGGTCGTGTGGGTTTGTTTACTTTTTCTAAATCAACCGTACCTAAAATTATAGGCATTTCGATATAAGTAATGATATTTTTGAGGTTGCCCATTAAAATAACTTATTTGAAATTTTTGTTTCTACTGTTACTATTGTATCATTGTGGCAAGCGCCATGACACACAAGCATAATTTCTATTATTTCAAATCCACGTTTCTTCCCTATTCCAGTACTATCCCAACCAAAGGAAATGACAGTACCCCCTTGTTTAACCACACGCATAATTTCGTCCTTACATTTTGCCCAATACTCTGCTCTACCAGCAGTTCCTTTTTGCTTTGGTGTATATCGCCGCAAACATTGTTCAACTGAATATGGGGGGTCAAAAAGAAATCCGTCAAAAGAATCATCATTTAATGATTTCAAAAAGTCCAACGCATCCATTTTGTGTATTGCGCCCCTCCCTTCAATATCGTTCGTAATTTCTGCTGGCGAAGTCTGTCCAGCAAAGGCGTCTCCCCAAATTCCTACATGGTACTTTGAAATCAAGCTCATTATTGGTTTAATAGAAAACGTCCAAATAGAAGGCATCGCCCATACTCTTTTTATAATCATATCCTTTTCTTTTTCGTTCATAATTGATGTATTTTTATACGCCCTGCTTGAAATGGTTTTCATAGGGATGGCGTTTATTATGCCAGCTATAGATAATATTATAAACCATACTTCAATATCAAATCCTAACCCATCTGTCTTCGCGCCATGACTTACGCAAAACCACAGAACTGCACCGCTAAAAACTCCAGACCATGTAAAAAATATAATCCGGCCTTTATTACTCATGTTTTATTGATTATAATTGGAAGAATTATTATGCCGGTTTAATGATTTAATATAATCGGTTGCTGATTCATACATGTACTTTGTTCCATCTGGAGAAATATAAGTTTGCCTACTTTTATTAAAGGCTAATGCTATATCAGCAAGAGTAAAATTTTTTTCTTGCCACTTTTTAAGTACCAGAGCGTTATCTATCTGGTGTTCTAATGAATTTTCTTGTGGAGTTTCCATTGTAAATAAAAATGCCTTTAGGTGCGTGGGTAACGTCGAGTTAACGCTGGCAAGGAATACCTACCCTAACTCTCCACGCTGCCTAAAGGCAGATTCAAAATTAATTTATTGTTGGACGTTACCTCAACAATGATTTTATAAAAACGAATGTAAGAACTTTTTTATTGTTCATCAGGAATTTGAGCAATCAAGTCTTTTATTCTTTTCAGAATAGTTAATCTGTCAATTGACATACTAATGTCTTGCTCAACTTGTGTATCACCTGAATGATGAATTTCGCTATCATTCTTAGTTGCGTCGCTTACTATTTCTTGAAGCGCTTGTTTAATACTACTTGGTGTCATGATTTTAGTATTTAAGCGTTAGTAATTTAACTACATTCATTTGTGCGTTTAAAATTTCACGCAATGCGCTGCCTTTGATTAAGTTATACAAGTAAGTTTGTGAATCACCTGCATCGTTATCGTTAACCAAGTCCGCAAGATCGGCGCAAAGCCTTTTTGCTTTACCTACTTTATCATCATTAGATGGGTTGAAACTTAATCCAACTGCTTTTTGTCCGAAAGTCTGTTCCATTTTATTTAATCGGGTTTTATTAAGGCTACCCAAACCTTTTTTATGATAAGCTATATCAATCATTGCTTCTAATGCGTTTAATGTTGATGGTGGAATATTTCTATCTGCCAATACATGAGCAACAATCCCTTTCTTAGTTTTAAGATAAAATCCTTCGCTGTTACTCATAGGTTATTTATTGTTATTTCTTTTTGAGTTAATGAGTAGTAAATGTTTTGGAGATTATGCAGGGAAGGAATTTTTAATTCTAACATTGTTTCGCCATCGTAGTTTTCTATCTCCCAATTATCATCATAGCCATAGTACAGCCAGCGGTTTTGCGCAATCTCAATTCTATTTTCTTTAAATCCTTCAATCTTACTTAGTATTTTAGGTGTTAATGGTATCGGCTGCGTACTTTCTGTATCAGCCAATATATGGTATTCATCCGTAATTATGTAGCCATCTTCGTCTATCCCTTTAACTGAATAAATATTATTTTCATACAAGAAATAATTACCAATCATTAGTTCTTTGCTATCTATCATATAGTAGGAGTTGTTGGTTTTAAAGATTGCTGTCATTTAAAAATTTGCAAATGGCTTTCATTCGTTTATTGTTTTCTCTTATCCATTTATTATTTTCTGGCTCTGTCATTTCTTGAGTAGTATCATTGTCTGGCAGAAAGCATTCAAGTATGCCTTCGGTATATCCTTTAATTTCTGTGGACTTTGCTATTTGAGTTATGATACCTGAAATTTCTACCGTTACATACTTTGCCATAATTATTGATTTACTGTGTTTGAAGTTTATCTGTCAGCGTTAATTCGTCAAATTTTTTATTATAAATATCAAACAGATGCGGATTCATTGCGGCAATGAGCTTGAATGATTTTAATTGATTCTCTCCTTCGATACTTGTACACGCCTGTATCTGTTCTTCAATAGTTCCTTTGTTTATTTTTTCTGGTACTGTTGTCGGTAAATTCAGATTGTCATTTCTTGAATAAAATTCAGCATCAGATGGTAATTTTATATTACCAGTTTTCACTTGCGCATAATCTTT